CTGTATGAAATTACAGATTTTGCAGAGGTATCGAAGTGGTCATAACGAGGCGGTCTTGAAAACCGTTTGTCCGAAAGGGCGCATGGGTTCGAATCCCATCCTCTGCGCTTAAATTGGTCGGTTTGAACAAAAAACAACCAATGGAAATAATCCCAGAAATAGGTCAAAAATGGCTTGTTTCTGGGGTTTTTTGCGTCTATCCGCATTTTTTTTCATGGTTTTCTGTTTGTGTAATGTGCTGATTAAGGGTGATATTTTATCAGAAATGAGAAGAAAATGTTGCAGGAAATGTTGCACACTCATTCCGTCCACAGATTTGCAAAAATATATAGATGTGTCATACTGAATATACCAATACAGATAACATCCCCATATATAGTATTGGTCGTGCATGTTCGCCTTATGCATGATATTTGTTTTAGTAGCCTATACAGCAGTTAATCTCCTAAAAGATAATGCCTTTATCCGTATCCATAACTGCTGTATAGGTATTTTGTTTTTAATCTACAAAAATTTCACCATCATAGACTTCAGTTATCCATATACTGTCTGCGAAAAATTCCTTGCCGGTGTCGTCATACTCAACAATGGAAATAAGACAGTCATCATATTTCGTCCCGTCTATTTTGATTGGTTCGGCAAGAGATTCGACATATTCCCTTGCTGAAATGAAACCATTCTGTAAATAGTCTATTGTCTTCGGTTTTTCCTTTCCTGTTTCAAAACTCCACAATATAGATGTTACTTTATATTTCTTTTTCATGCTGTCATCCTTTCTTGCATATAAAAAAAAGACAGGACATAATACTACATCCTGTCTTTTGTTAATCAAATCAATCAGAGAGCCTTTCTGCCGAATACATCTGCCCAGCATTTCGCTCCCCATGTGCTACGTTCACCAAGGTCTACGCCCTGTTTGCTCCGTGCATCCATGTATTTCTCAGCCGCAAACATTGTGTTTTCCTGTGCTTTGCCGTCCAGTTTCAGTTCTTTTCCATCTTTTCCCTTGAATCCTCTGCCTCTCAGGATGGTTTGAAGAACGTAATCATCGCTTCTGAACTTGTCATCATTTCTATAACTTACATCGCCAAATGCAAACACTGTATATCCCCCTTTGCTTTTCTTTTCGTTATCTGCTGTGTATCTCGGTCTGCCGAAACCTGCTACTCTGTTACCACCGCCAACATGAGCGAATGAATAACTATGTCTTGCTACGCATCCACCGTTCGTTGTGAAGCCGTCACTGTTTGTATTGCCTTCGATTGTGTATACGATTTTCTGCGCCTTGTCTACCGCTTCTACATACCCTACATGGCAAATCCTGCCCATAGAAGATGAGTAAAAATAGATAACATCGCCTACTTCTGGTGTTGTGTACCATCTGCCTGCGTTCTTAAAATACTGTGAACCATCTGGTGTGTAGCCTGTCATATAGTTACCGCTGTTTGTTTGACACAGAATCCTTTTAGCCTCTGCAATGCTACCGGAAACTTCGACCATTATCGCGTCTACGAAATATTGACACCATTGATCACCGTTGCCTGCGCCTGCAATGGGCTGAAAACGCTGATAGTTTCCGCTTCCTGCATCTGCTGTAAAATCTTCCATGTTCGCCCATGAATGGTTCTTTTCTCTGTATCCAATAAAATGCTGTGCTCTCTGAATAACCTTGCTTGCTGTTACTCCCATCTGTTCTTTCTCCTTTCCTGCATCAGAACTTTCACTGACTGCATATTTTTTGATGAATTCCACGCATTTAACATGTCTGCTCCAGAATTTTCTGTGTTCTACTGGTTCTCTGTATTTGACCAAATCTGCATATTTCGGATTCAGACAATCAAGAATATGGTCAACGCTATAATCGCCCTTGCATCTTGTAAACACTCTTACAGGTGCATCTTTACCGCCCAAATGCTGTACTTCTGCCCACATCATCTGACCACCAACAGAACGAACACCAAAATCCTCTGCTCGTTTCAAATATTTGTCCATGCGATTGCGGAAAATAGCTTCCTGTGCCTCGTGACCTGCATCTGTGCCCAGCATAGCAATAAGACATGCTTTTTGTTCGGGTGATGGTGCCCATTTCGTACCTACCCATGATACTGATAACTTAGCTTCTATCAGTCCTCTTGTATCACATGCTTCGAACGTATCAGGATAGTTATCTTTTATATACTGTATGAGTTCCTGCGCTTCATCACCGTATGCCTGATAACATCCCAACGTGCATGTAACTTCATTTGTCGTATTAGCGTACTTACCCGCGTAAGCCGTCCATCGCTTGTTGGTTTCGCTGTAAACTTGCCCGCCGGATTCAACAGCTGCTATGATGTTTGCTAACACTTGTTTATTTTTATCGTTCATGTCTTGTCCTCTTCAAATGTCGCCTCAAAAACATCTTTTCGCATAACGTCAACGCTTCCGTCCTCGTAATGAATGATGTAATCCTGCCCCGCCCATGCTGTCTGTACTCCGTTTTTCGTGAGTAAGACAAGACTTGCGATGCTACTCCCATTAAAACGATTGATTGTTGCGACTTTGAGCCAGTCGGGAAATGTACCTGTTGTTTCGCCTTGATACAGTATTGCATCTACATGTACTGGTTTGCTTTTATAACTCTTTATCATCCTTTAACTCCCCGTTATCAATTATCAGTAATCTTGCGCTTCCGCCTCTTTCCATTACATTTTCTATGCGCTTCAAAAATGTCTGTCTGCATAGTGTGCAATCTGTGCAATTTTCGTTCATGCCTTGCGGAAACACACAATAGCCTTTTGTCATATCATCAATTTTCCTGATACTGTCATTCAGCATCGTCATCATCGCCTGTGTAGCCATCAGACAGGATTTTTACTACTGCGCCTAAGAACGTATCAAGAGCTGTAAGGATAGTAACAAGAGCCGTTGCATCATAGCCAAGAGCACCTGCACAAGAGCCGATAAAAGCAGAAATGGGAATGATAAGTAAAGCAATAAATTTTAAAGTGTCGTAAGTCTTGTTTGAAATCTTCATAACAGTTTTTCCTTTCTTTTTATGTGCCCGATTTAGGGCTGTTTTTATGTCATATATAGTATGCCTCTTTTAGTTTGAAATTAGCGTAAGGTTAGCACTTGCTGATTTTCGCAAGATGGGCAGTATGCTGTATGATGCTTGTTGCTTATACAGGTATCTGCAATTTGTGTATGTTCATCTTTCAGGAAAGCAAGTGCTGGAAGAAACAGGCTAAAACTCCCATAAACCGTCTGCTTTAATATGTTTTTATCTCTCAGGAAAAGTAATACAAGAACTGCAAAAACCGTCTAAAACTTTAAAAAGTGATTTTAGGACATGTATATATATATACGTGTCCGAATTTCATTTTTTGCTGATTTTTCAAAATGCTGACAGCCAATTTTGCTTGATTTCATGCGGGGTTTCGGCATTTTGCATTCGCGTTTTTCATACTGTTTTACCAGTCAACTTTTCGGAAACTGTTAAAAAAGTTGACTCCTTTAAACAAGTTGCATAGCATAAAAATGATGGTGTTATCTTGCATAAATATATGTATGATAACCGCTTTCTGTATTCGTTCTAAAGCAGTCGGGAAATGAGAGTGTTAGCCTGTTTCTTTTCGCCTTTCCTATCCTGAGAAGATGATAAAAATACAAAAACATGCATCTGAATATGTTGCTCCAATAAAAAAAGCAGATAACCATTGCTGATTACCTGCTTTTGTATAATTATTTTATTTGTCCCTGATTGGTAGTTTGTCTGTTTCCTCGTATAGCTTTTTGCCTGTGCCGTTGCCACCTGCTTTTAAATATGGTTTTGCTATATACTGCAAATTGTCGTATTCATCCGATGTTATATAGCCTCTTGTTATATATTCTGTGCACAGTGTATACAGCCTGTCATGAGCCAGACCTAATAACAATTCTCGTTCTGCCTTGTTGCCGTCCGTCCTTGCTTGTCTCTTTTGTATGACAAGATTGATGCAAGACCAGAAGCCAGTGCTTGCAAATATCGCACATACAATTGTAACTATCATTTCATTCGTCATTTTACGCCCCCTTGTTATACATCTGCGCCTTTTGTGAATGTCCCTGTGCCCGCGTTTGGAAAGAATGTTCTTGTTACTATGTCATACATGCCTATTTCACTGTCTGACTTACGGTAGCATGGGATAAAAGATTGTAATAATTCATTTCCAGATTGAACAGAATACGCATAAATTCTGAGGTCTTCACTTATAGCAAGTGGTGTTCCGGCATTATTAAGCGCAAATAAATATGGATGATATTCAGAAGACCCGTTTTCGTCAAACGCTTTTCCGTTGCTAAAGTCTGCACCGCAATCCACAACAATATTATTCACAAGCACTTGTTCATTAGCACTATCTATTAAGACTTTATTTCTGACACCGTATCCAAAACATGACGGTATGTTTGTTGACGCTCTTCCAACGGCAATATATCGTGTTTTTGAAGCATTTGCACCTATCATTGCCTGATAAGTCTCCGTATATCTACCTTTTCTCCGCCAACCATATATAATTCTATTCACGGATGATTCTGCAATTAAGAAATCCAGTGTTATTACACACCCATTATTTAATACTATCCCGGTATCAATATATTGCGTCCCCGTACTTTCGATATACTCAACTTCCTGATAATCGCTTGGTAATCTGTCCCACAGTTTCTCAGATCCACACAATATGCGCCTTACACTTCCTTCAGTGATTTGTATTTTCCTCACATCGGACATAATCATGGTGCAATCACCACCTTTTTAGTAACAGTCGTTCCATCCAAAAGCACAAACTGCCAATCCTCAGACTGTGCAAGAACTGCTTTAACTGCCCATTCATTCCAGTAGTCTTTGTCGCGTTTGCCATGAATGCAGGAAGTAGCCATAATATGTTCCTTGTCGTCTCCGTCATAATAATTGCCAACAGTATACGGCAAACATGTATCTATGGTAATGTACCGTTTTAATGGATTGGTCTCGTAACGGTAATTTTTTACTGTCCCAACTATATATGCGCCATCGCCTGTACTCGGAGTGACCATAGCCACATCACCTCTGCCTATGCCGTTTGTGACTTCAAATTCCACATCGTTCTGTATGCTGTATTCTATGTCAGAATCAGAAGCGTTGTTAAGGTCTGCGCTTGTTGTGACTGTATACGTGCCTAAATACAGATTATTTTTACACGCATAATCATATAACTCATCATGGTTTGTCATAGATTCCAACCAGTCTGCTTCTGACATTTTACCCATGATTTCTGTGTTTTCAAGCAGTTCATCGGTTTCAAAACCATAATGTTCGCTCACGTCGCCGATTTCGTAAGGTTGAGACGAATCAAATACAAGTAATCTATCTACATCATCATAAGATAAAACTGTGCCTATGATATAACAGCCAGATTGTGAATGATAAGAACTAATAAAAGACGGTCTGACAAGTAATACATCACCTGCGCTAATGCTTTCTGTCGTGCCCACATATTCAAATTGACCTTCGGACTGTATTATGTTTTCTATTTCATAATCTTGCATCTGATACGGATCATTGCGAAATCCCGACAGGTTATATTTGCCTTTGTATCCGTTCTCAACTGCAATTTCGAAAGCAGATTTCCCGTTTGTTCCGTCCTTGCCGTCCTGCCCGTCCTTGCCGTTTGATATATCGCCTATAAATGGTTGTATCTTGCCGTCTTTGTATACAACTAACGGCTTCTCATTAGCGAGTGAAGATTGATAGGTGCTGTATGCATATCCGACAAACATGTATACATACTTGCCTTCTTCCTCGTTCTCTGTTCTGGGTATTTCCTGAGAATACCATTCGTTTTCGTCATCCAGATAAAATTTGCCATCTTCATATGTAAAGACAAGGTAAACAGGTTTTTTAGCCGTCAGCGTTGAACCGCAATTTGAACTATATCGCAAATCAAATGCTGAAATAGCAGAATACATATAAGCACCACATGCCTTGCCCACAGCCACATTTGTTGCGTGATTGTAAAAGTGGACGGCTTGCGGATTAATGATGCCTAAACCGTTTGCTTTGTCTGTGCATGGTGTGTGGCTTGTGTCCGTGCTGTTGCTGTTGGTTATGCTCTTATACGTGCCATCAGACATCTGGAATATTAATTGTCTTGCATAGATAATCTTGCCCGTTGCTGTTGGCTTAAAATTGGTAACTAATGTGCGGTCGTATGTGTCGGTCGTTGTGTCTTTATAATAGGCAAAATCTAACCACCAACCGCGTGCTATTGTATCGTCTCCTATGGTGACATTTTCTCGGTATGTCAGCATACAGCAGTTATTCGCTCCAACATGGTTCGTCATGATGGTTGTGCCTCTATAATATACGGGAATTGCGCCCGTCGTTGTTTCGCCATCGGAAAGAGTGAGTTCAAGCGTTGTCTGCTGTCCTGATACGCCTGTATGCGATGTCCAGTATTTGATTGATTGTCCGCTTTGCAGTGTGTCAAATGGTGCATTCCCTGTCCATACACCTGCTGTCGTTGTTGTGGAAACGATAAACGGTATACCTTCGGTTTTCGGCGCAAATTTTGCTTTGATTTTGTCCCACAGATGGCTAAGTCCTGTTATATCAAGATATTTGCTCATATCATCGTTCTCCTTTTAAATAGCTATTGCATCAATTTCAGCCTGTGTAATAGGTTGCACTTCGCTGTCTTCCGGTGCTGGTGTATAATCTGTTGCCCTGTTGCCAATTTCCAGCTTTACGTTTTTTACTGTGAGTGTTGCGCCGTCCGTGGCATTTTTGAGTCTGAATCGGATATATTTTGCATGAGTTGATGCGTATTCCGCTTGAGCTGCTGTCACCAAAAATGACCGTTTATAAATGCCTGTTGGCTGATTGATGACATATATACTACTTGATGTGCCGTAATTTACGATGTTGTTGATGCTCGTATTATCGCATTGTGCATAGATGGTCGCGTTTTCTTCTGCATTGCCTGTGACCGTATACTGTGCGCTGATGGTCAAAAGTGAATCCTCGGTAAAGAATTGACTGCCATATTCAGATGCATAATATATTGGTACATATGCGCTTGCTGATTCTGATTCAGGGCTTGTGCGTTCTGCTTCAGAATCCAACAGTAGATTTCTTCCGCCTACTTCTACCGTTGGTGTTGTGCCATCCATGACATCAAATGTGTGCTGTGTTCCCGATGCATCTATGATTGTTATTTGATGCCCGTTTGGGATAGTCTGTGTTTGGACGATAGGAGATACACCATTTGTTATATTGAATGTATATGATGTTCCATCTGTCAGGGTGATTCTGTATGTATCCACATTGTCAACGGTCAGTATTTTTTCCACATTGCTGATGCCTACGCCCGTTGCGCCGGTTGCGCCAGTATCTCCCTTATCTCCCTTCTCTCCAGTGTCTCCCTTTGTGCCCTTTGCCCCGTCTTTCCCGTTCGTCACATTGAAATCATAATATGTGTTATCTGTCAGGGTGATTCTGTATGTGTCTACAAGTCCTGCTGTGCCAATGTATGTTATGCTGTCAATGCCAATACCTGTGCCTGTTTCGCCTTGTATTCCTTGTTCTCCCTGTTCACCATTATGCAGGACAAATACATGCTCCCCATTGACATCCGTAATTGTGACCTGATGCCCGTTTTCGATTTCCTGCACAGTGACAGTGGGAGAGATGCCTTGCTCTCCCTGTATTCCTTGTTCGCCTTGTATTCCCTGTTCGCCCTGTTCACCATTATTAACATCAAAATTAAATGTTGAACCGTCTGAAAACGTCATCTGGTACGTGTCTACAAGTCCGACAGAAGATATTTTCTCAATGCCTGATACGCCTGTACCTTGTGCGCCTCTGATACTTCCTGTTGTTGTACTGCTACCATCCGTATAGGTAATGGTTAATGTATAATCATCATTCAGAACGATAGAACTAATTAACTTGCCTTTACTCCCCGGCATTAAGGATATACTGCCATCTTTGCTGTCTGGTGTTAGTCTGATTGTATATTCTGCTATCATGCTTTATCTCCTTAAATAGTAAGCGGTATAACTGCATCTTGCAGGATAGGTTCAATAGGCAAAACAGCCATGTCTGTCGCCCATGCAAAACCGTTTTTTATGCCTCGCATCTGTACGTCAGCATAACCATGATGTAAAGATAGTGTTTCTTCCTGAGACAACGCAAATTGAACAGAATTAGCATCTACTGTTAAATCTGCGCCATGCTTCACAATTTCCGTATTATCCTGCTTGATTGTCACATAGATGTCCTGCTGTTCTAATTCAGCGATATCATCTATATATATCGTATAAGTCGGTGTTGTGCCCCTTCTCATATAGTATGCTCCTTTCCGTGCTTTATATGTTGCCGAATCCTGTATCACATTCTAAAAGCGTTGTACCACCAAAATTGTGTGTTATGTGTGTTATGCGTCCGCTTCTCTGCACTCCTTCGTAGTCATAAAACCATCTCGGCAATCCAATATCGTATATTAGTCCTGATGCTACTGTTAGTTTAAATGCTGGTGTTGTTTTCAGCTTGTATTGGTCATCGCCATAGAGATAGACAGTAATGTTTTGCCGTTCCTGCCATGTCATGAGCTTATAAAAAATGTTTGCATCGTTTTTAATCCGCACGTATACATTGTTATATCTGTTATCAGAAAGCAAATTTGGGTGTGTGCAATAGTATTCTGTGCCTTTGTATGTAATACAGATTCCACAGCATCTTATATCAAGTCGTGATACATCCATATTAACGATATTCTGAACCTGCCAATAACTGCCTGTTTCTCCCGTCCAATCAAAACGATTAAATTCTAATGTGGGTGTCAAATTCAAATCACTGTCAGGACGCATACGAACGCTTGCATAACATGCATAATATTCACAAAACCAATCTACAATATCTCTACATGTATAGTTCTTATCTGTTTCAAAAAATCCGCCTTGTCCGTAATTTGGTTCATAACTAAAATTGAAATTTGCGGTACATGCAATTCCTGCTGTTTCTGCTATACAATCTATTATTTTTGTCGTTCTATGGTCGGTCGCAGTACTGTTAGCCAGAAAATTTATCAGTGTTTCACCGTTTAAGCAGGTAAATGATTTAGATGGGTCAAATCTTGTATCTAACATGTGTGCTCCACCATAACCATGTACTGTAATTGTATCTCTGCCTTGTACTGGTGTTTCAATTACGGAGAAAAAATCATCGAGAGCCATGACTGATTCTGTCTCTTGCTCTGCGCCTATACCAAAATAGATATATAATTTGTTTGCTGAATTTTTATGAAATAACTGATTTTTGATGTCGTCAGATATGAGATTTTTAGCCAGTTTTAGTTCCAGTTCTGATGTGACTACTCCGCCTAACTGTGCATGTGTGCCTATGCTCATGTCTACATGTCCGCCAACAATAGCTTCATTTAATCCGTATCCTGTGACATCGCCTGTTGTTTTGTATGTTGCAAGAAAATCACTATCTCCAATATATATCCTTGGTTTTGCTCCGTTCCTGTATTCCAGCAGATTTGCGCTATGGTCTCCGTTCGTATAGTATTCCATCTAATCACCCCCTTACTTTTCAATGATGTCAAGGGTCACTGAACGATAATATGTTGTTACTCCCGTTGTATGCATACGTTCCTGCGTTATCGTGCCTCTGTATACCTGTATGGTTTGCCATGTTGAGCCGTCAAAATAGGTAAACGTGAAAAATCCTGCACAGCAATTCCGCTTTATTGCCATGACATCAACAGCAGGCAGGAATTCCCATTTAATAGATATAGTTTTTTTCTCGTTTACTACTGATCCGAACATGTCCCCTGAATATAATCTGCCCGTGTCTGCGCTCCAAATGATTTCGTCATTGACAGTAAAGGCAGTAGGAGAGGGTAGTTTTGTACCATTTGCAAATATTTCATCATATTGTGACATTGTTTTTCCCTCTCCTTCCTATCATGTGTTGTACCTGTAATCTAATTCGTCCTGTGCAGGTCTGAGTAATCTTGCCAATTCCCGACCGTCCAGATATACGCCCATCTGCGCCAATACTGCTATGATACGCATAACAGATTGATTCATAATGCTTTCCATGTCTGCCCTTGTAATGCCCGTATTGGCAGATTTCATGATTTCAGCCAGTTTCCCTTCAGGTGCTACAATTTCGCCCTGTGTCTTGTTATCGCCTATTACAGCCAGTCTTGGCGTGTTTGCCTTGATGTAACCACCATCAGCCAGCATCGGTATCTGTGGTGCTGTCCATGTAGGCAGATTAAAGCTGATCGAACCACCGCCTAACCAATCAGGAATATCAAGATTCAGACTGTTTATCATGCTTGCTACATTGTTTACAAAACTTTCCACACCTAATAATCCGCCATTTAAGAAGCTAATCAAATCATTGATATCGTTTCTGATGTTTGATGCCAGTGTGCTAAATACTGATATTACAAAATCAACAGCATTTTGCCATAATCCCGACCATCCACCTGCGCCTTCCAGATAGCCTCTTACTTTATCTATCAGGTCTGATACAAACTGTATGATTTTACCGACCGTATCTGCTACTGATTTTAGTGTATACAACTGACTATCAATGACAAATTTGAATATCGGGGCTAATCCCGGCATGATGTTCGACTGCATCCATGACAGGAACGGTGATACATACAACTTCCACACTACCGTTATTAAATCGCATACTTTACCGCACATCTGCAGAAAACTATCAATAGTCGGCTGTACGTTTGTTGTCCATACATCGGCAAATTTTGCGCCTGCTTCGTCAAGAACAGGAACAATGTATGTGTTGTAATCATTCCAGAACTGCTGTGTCAAATCCGTGTATGTCTGTGTGAATGCATCAAACATCGGTTTTACATGCTCGTCATACACTGATATTGCTGTTTCGCATGTATCCTTGACAGACTGCCAAATAGCCTGCAATGCCTCTGATGCTGGTTTTAGTGTGCCGTCTATCGCCTGTGCTATAACAGAACTATTTTCCGTAAATGGTTTCGTAATCAGCCCTAAAACATCTGCGCCGAATTCCGATGCTAACTGTGTTATTCCTAATATTCCATCAGCAAAAATACCAATAAATGCAGTGGTGCAAGAAATAGCATTATCACCTGTTAATACGCCGAATATTTCAGCCAGCATCAATGCTACATCAGAAACAATGTTGTTATAGTCTATTTTCGCGTTAAATATGCCTGTGATACGGTCTTTGATGTACTGCTTGCTTCCGTCCAGATATCCTGCAAATCCCAGAACCAGATTTGTGCCAATGGAAACACCAATAGATGCCATGCTTCCTGCCACAGTTCCAGCAGTCTGCGCCAGTGAGTTAAAGTAATCCGTTGATGCCTGCTTGACCTGATTATCACTAAATATGTCATGCAGAGATTCCTTGATGCGCTTTAATCCGCTCTGTATGCGTTCAATGTTCCGTTCACTATCACCGAATCCGATTTTGAAGCCTTTTTTGAAATATCCTGCAAGTTCCTTTGCTCTGTTTTTCAGCTTATCAAGTGCGCTGTCAAGTTTCTTTGCCTTGCCGTCAGCTTTACCAAAATCCGCTGTTGCTCCGAGTGCGCCTGTTCCTGCGCCTTTCAGTGCTTTTCCTGTTCCTGTGCTTCCGCTACCAGATTCATCATTTTGGGCGTTGATTTTATTGATTGCATCAAATCCCATCAATGTCTTATCTGTTTCTTTATTGGTCTTTTTCGCTTCTTTCCCGACATCTTCTGTTGCATCTGCTACACCTTCCGTTGCTTCTGATGCATCTTCTGCGCCTGTGCTGATGTCAGACATTGTATCTGCTATTGTTGCTGTTGCTGTTCCGCCTTCACCGTCTACAATGCCCATTAAGCCTTTGATGACAGCAGCCAACTTGACCAATCTACCTAAAACAGCATTGAGAAATTGCAAGGCAGGAGAGAGTGCATGTATAAGTAATTGACCGATTGATGCTTTGAGTGAATCAAACTGCAACTGTAATACTCTTATCTGGTTCGCCCATCCATCGCTTGTCCTTGCAAAATCACCTGATGCGCCAGATAACTGATTTAGCACGAACTGATAACGGAGAGCGACCTTTTCTGCTTCCGTCATTTGTGCTGTTGTCTTGCCGAATCCGTTAGAAAGTGCATATGCATCTAATGCAGATTGCGTCATGACAATGCCTAAATCTTTTAATCCTTCTGTTTCACCGGAAAAGACAGCTTTTAATTTTGTGAATGCCAAATCCTGAGAAATGTTGTAGAAAGATGCTACATCGCCAGCCAGTCCTGCAAGGGTGGTAGACATGTCATATGCCTCTTTTTCCGAAAATCCGAATGCTTTAGCCATTGCGCCAAGTGTGCCTGTATACTTCTTAGCAACGGTTTCGGATAATCCAAAAGAAGACATGGCAGACTGAGACCATTTGTCTATCTGCTTCTGCATCTGCGGAAATGTGACAGATACGACATTTTGAACTTCGGACAAATCAGAACCTAACTCTATACATTCCTTGCCGAAAGATACTAAAGCCTTTACAGCAAATGCGCCTGCAATAACTCCACCGACTTTTTTGAAAATTCCTGTCAGTCTTGAGCCTGTGCGTTCTGTCGTTGCAGATATGCTGTTAAGCTGTTTTTCATATTTATTCTTATTAATTTCGAGGTCTAATGCTATGCGCCCGACAGAATCATTTGCCATTATCTGCCCCCCTTTCCTGTGATATTCCTGCTCGTGATATGAGTGCTGTTTTTATTTCGTTTAGGAATGCATTTGTATCATCCTGTGTTTTTCTGTGTGCTCGCTTCATCTTCCATCTGATGTTTTCCGCTTTCATTGATTTCGTCCAATGTTTCATTCTGTCCCTGTCTGTTTCTGCTCGTATCTCTACTATTCGTCCGAGTGCGCTTTCGGCAGATAATCCAGACAAGAGAGCACGAAATTCTGACCAATGCATTCCATGTAAATCTTTGGAAAGCCGTATACCATACTCCGACAAAAATGATGATGTTATTAAATCCCAATCATCAATCAAGTCGTAGTATGGTTCGTCATTGTGTGTCTGCTTTATCGTCTCCCATGATTGCATCCATTGCAGTCTGAACAATTATAATAAGGTCGTTCACAGTTAGCTTGTTCCCGTTCTTCTTAATCTTATACAGCTTCTTTCTTGCCTTTTCATCAAACAACAGATTGATGCCTTCTGTGACTGTCTTAATGTCTGAACCATCAGAAACAACAGCCATCAGCTTTAAAACGGTTTCTGCATCGCTGTTTACCTCAAATTCCTCACCTGCAATTTTAATTATCGGGTTGCCTGCAAATTCCAGCTTGTCTGTGATATCAATAATCTTTGCCATTGTTCATTCTCCTTTCGCTATATGCTCTGTGATTTTGATTTCATCCTTGTCAGCATCAAATGTTATCGTGTAATACAATGATTCATCATTTCTTACAGTCATCTTTGTTGTCTGTTTGTTTCCATGCTCCTTGTACCAATCAATATCAAGGTCTGAATTGGTTATCTTGCAATCATGGTCTTCATTGTATGCGTCAACAGCCATATCGATCGCATGATGAATAAAAAACAACTTATACATTAATCCTGCCATAATAATTTCCCCCTTAGTTATAGCCTGATGCATTTATATATATAGTATGCCTCTTTTACTTCGGAATTAGCACAAGGTTAGCACTTGCTGATTTTCGCAAGATGGGCAGTATGCTGTATGATGCTTGATTCTGATGCAGGTATCTGCATTTGAGTGTGTTCATCTTTTCACGAAAGCAAGGACGAAAAGAAACCGACTTTCACTTTCATGAACCGTCTGCTTTAATATGTTTTCATCTCAGGAAAAGTAATACAAGAACTGCAAAAACCGTCTAAAACTATAAAAAGTGATTTTAGGACATCTTTATATATATAGATGTCCGAATTCTATTTTCTGCGATTTTTGATGTGTCTGATAGCCAAAATTGCTTGATTTTATGCGGGTTTTCAGCATTCCACTAAACTTGTTTGAACCAGTCAACTTTTCGGAAACTGTTAAAAAACTTGACTCCTTTAAACAAGTTATACAGCCTAAAATTGATGGCGTTATCTTGCATAAATATATGTATGATAACCGCTTTCTGTATTCGGTTTCTAAGGCAGACACAGTATGAGAGTGTGAGCCGGTTTCTTTTCGTCTTTCGCTTCGTGAAAAGATGATGTTTCTCAAAAACAGGTATCTGAATATGCTACTCAAACAAGAAAAGCAGATAACCATTGCTGATTACCTGCTTTTGTATGATTAATCTCTTGTTGTCTCACGGGCTTGGAAGTGTTATAGTCGGTTTGCCGTTAGACATGACATCGAATTCTAACGGTGCAACATCTGTACTTGCGCCAGAACCGACATTGGTTACATTGATTACAGCATCGGCAAATGTGACCTTTGTTCCATCGGGAAAATTCCAAACAAGGTCTCCCTCTGTCTCTCTGCCGTTCTTCCATGCCAGTCCTGCAATGAAATCATTTCCTGCATCGCCTACATTGCGTTTTGCTGTGACAGAGATTGTAATGCCTTTCGCTGTTTGCAGTCTGCGTACCCAGCCTTCCTGCTCGAATGGATGCCATTCTTCAACACCATTGTCAAAACTGATTTGGAAAGACTCACAGTCTGCGATACCGTTCATTACGCCATTCTGCTTGCTTGCTTCGCCTACTGCGCCAACCTCAAACTGATTCTCATAGCAAGGATATACACCACTTGTTGTTGACATGTACTTGCTCCTTTCTTATTGATAAATTACTGCTGTTTCTATTACCTGTTCATAGATGCCTGATTCATCTGTACCTACATCTTGCAGGTCGTATGTCGGCAGTGTGAATTTTACTGTTCCATCTTGTGTCTGGTAATCTTTTATACATCTAACCGTATCAAATATCTGTCTTGCCCATGATTCGGTCTGTCTCGGTGATTGATTACCATGCAAGAGTATTGTTATATAATAGTAGTCATGTGCTTTTGTGTTGCCTATGCATTGCCTGTATGTATGTGTGTGCTTTGATGTGTAAACACATATACTGTTGTTTCCTGCTGTATCCGGCAATTTCGCCATGTATACAGTGCTATTCAGGACATCTGCCAGCATATCTCTGATATTTTCCAATTTCATATTTCTGTCAGTCTCCTGTATAATTCTGTATATGTATCTTTAACGAATGATTCATTTATTCCGCCTTGCATCCAATCTTCCAGCCATAACCCCTTTGCATTAGGGTTCTTATCTGTCCGAAAATTGTACTCAGGATGAAAATAAAGCCGTCTTGCATACGGAGTATCTGTTACAATGGATACTGTGCCTTGATTTGATCTGCTTGTATCGACAAATGTGGTATCATTCTGTAAATTTCCTGTATCTCTTGGCATGACCTGTGCCTGTACTATTTCCGTATGCAGAGCCTCTGCCGTCATTTCAAGAGCCTGTATCTGTGCCCTTTCCAACCTTGCCAATTTTGCAGTATCTAATCTGATTTCAAAAGATGCGTTCATTGTATGATTATCTCCGTATAATTGACCGTGTTATCTGGGTTTCTTGCTTTCCGACCTTCATATATTTGCCTGTCCATACCATTGACAGTAATTGTGCCTTTGGTAATATTTGGAAGGTTCGGGAAAGCATCGCCAGATATTAGATACTTGCCTGATACTGTAATCAGCTTTTTATCTGCTGTTAGGATGGTTTTTGCTCCGTCTTGCAGATTTCCGTATCCTTGCCATGTTACAGCTTCTAACGGCTCTCCGTATACGTTCAAACCTTCTTGCTCTGCTGTGATTTCCGCATAGCATTTGCAAACGCTTTTTTTGACTAAATCTGGATATTTCATGCTGTCACCACCTTAAATGCGCCTGCAAGTTAAACCAGTTTGGGACAGCAGTCTGTATGTGCTTTGCTCCATGATAACACCATCATCTGCATATACATTCCATGCTTTGTTCACATCAAAATTCATACTCACACCATTGATGCTGTAAGACGTAAGTACATTACTGATAATATCTGCGTTATCCTCGCAAAAATCAGCCTGCATACATGTTACTCTTTTAATGGTCGCTATCTGAAAATCTGTGAGAGTATCCCATCTTGCCCTTGCTCTGCCAAATGTTAAAGTGTTTACATCATCTGATGCTTTCAGCAGTTTTTGTGGAAGTTCGGCAGGCAGAATTTTCCGCCCACCGAAACCATACATATAATCGTCAGGAGTTGCAAATGCCATTGATATATCTAACATTATCTGCTTCTCCTTTCTTTAGCCGTCATCAAGCCTCGTATGCTACCGTGTCCACATCGACAAAAATGGAATCAATATTGCCGTCTTTGCCGTTCGGGAAAACGAATACATCAGACAGGGAACGATTCTGATACAGATAACCGTCACCTTCCGTATGTGTGCCCGGTGCGAAATAATAGATGCTGGATATCTTCGGAACTGCCTTGACCGTCATGAGAGAAGCGAACAGGACATTGATTTTGTGTGCGCCATCAGCCGGAGAGAATCCGCCATCATTGCCTGCAAAATTAAAAGCATCATAAAATCTCTCATCATCTATGACCTCGATAAACGGAACGCCATCGACATCTGTGATTCTGGTTTCGATTCCTGCGCCGCCTTCCGCAATCTGCGTTACTTCAATCTTGCGAACAAAATCAGAAGACTGTTCCAGCAGATCCATAATAGCAGAAGATACATAGCAAACAAGAGAACCATTTGCTCTGTATCTGCGGAGTTTGCCAGATGCCATCATAGCCTTGATTTTGCCGTATACATTGCCTTTGTTGTAAGCCGTTGTTGCTGTACTGGAATGCAGACCATCGACAGACTGAGCCTTTGTTGCTACCTTAGAGAAGAAGAGAGCATCTGCTTCCGGTGCTACCTGTGTCTGTTCGAAAACACGGGAAATGCTTTGAATGCTTGCTGTCTGTGCGCTTTCGTCCACATCAGCCACATCAATTAGAAATTCCACATCTCTGTCATGTGTGAGAGTGTACGGGACATCAGTCTGAATGACATTGCCCCTGTTCCATCCACCATTTCTGCTGTGGTTTTTATATCCCGTTGTAGACATCTGCGTGAAGTGGAATGTCTTTGCATCCAGCCACTTTACATTCTGCGTGATAAACGGACTTGTGATTGTGTTCTGCACAAGAACCTCGATAAGCTCCGGAGACCACGCTTCTGCATAATTGAGTGTATTAGCCATAATTCTTTACCTCATTAATAATTGAATCTGTTCCAGCGTTTTGTCGCTGTTGTTTTCTGTTGCTGTGCTTGCTGATTTCCGCCTGTACTTCCGCCATTGGAAACGCCTACCTGCGGACGGAATCCATTCTGTGCCTGTGCCTGTGCTTTAAATGCAGGAACATCATTCAGGACTTTTTCAATCGATGCTTTCAGCTTCTTATCATCGATCTTGCCATCTGCAACTACTTCTGATAAATCAGCCAGTTTCAGGACATAGCCAACAGACTTCAGATCGATTCCCAGTTCACCAGCCATTACCATTGCTTTCGTTTCTATTTTTGCCTGTACCAGTTCAGCTTTTGCGTTATCTGCATCAGCCTGAATCTGCTTGATATCTGGTGTTTTTTGTTTTGCTTTAAAATCTGCAATAGCCTGTGTGACCTGTTCCTGACTTAATCCTTGCTGTTTGAAATATGCTTTCAGGGCTGTTTCTTCTTTCGCTTTCAGTGTGCCATCCAGCATTTTCTGAATTTTGTCGTAATCAATTTCAGCAGGTTTTGTTTCCTGTGTCTGTGTTCCCTGTGTTTCCTGTGCCTGTTCCTGTGTTCCCTGTGCTTCTGTTTGCTTCGTATCAGCCATTGTATATGCTCCTTTCCGTTGTAAGGGTGTCGCCCTGTTATCCGTTTTTTATGTGGTGTCACCAACTAAATATAGTATGCGTCATGTATTAAGAAATAAGACACAAAACCATTCATATATAGTATGCCTCTTTTTTTTTCAGATTGTCGCAAGAATTGATATTGTCAATCTTTGACCTTTTCAGCCTTTTGTCCTGTTAGCTTTTCCCATCGTGCTATCGCTAAATCTACATATTTAGGTTCTAACTCCATTGCATAGCATTTTCTGTTTGTCTGTTCACAAGCTATGATTGTTGTGCCTGAGCCTGAAAATGGTTCAATCACTGCATCACATTCATCGGTAAATGCTTGTATGTATGCAGAAGGAAGCCCAACAGGAAAGATTGCAGGATGGTCAAATTCGTGCTTCCCGCCTTCGGGAGAGAGGGAGAGGACAGACCCCATCTGCTTGTATAGTCTTGATGTGTCACCCTGTGTATGCATCTCCATTGTGCCATCTGCTTTTCTTTTAGTGCCCATTTTCCTCTTGCCAATGCTTACATCTTTTTTCTTGACCGTCCTATTAATATCAAAGAATTCTGTCCCAAACACCATCATCCATTCTGCTGTGATTTCACCTGCACCTGCGCCAAACAGGAACAGATTTTCATGGTATATAGGAACAAATGCTGTTTCGTTTGCCACGCTTCCTGCGTTTCCCTTGTCCCATACATTCCATGCCATCAGTTTGTATCCTGCTTCATGCGCTTTTTTGATGTATTCGTCCCAATACGGAACTACCTCGCCATCTTTGCGCTTTATGCCGAGATTCACGACCTGATAATCCGTATATGGTCTGTATACCTTGATGAAATTAGAAAGACTGTCTACTGATAAATCTTTTCCGCCCTCATACTCTCGCATGTCGGAATACGGGGGAGATGTAAACAGCATCCTTGCTTTTGCTCCATTCATCAGCCTTTTGACATCATCAGCATTTGTACTGCTACCGCACATCAGCCTATGACTGCCCAACTGATAAACGTCACCCAGCTTTGCTTTTGGTTCTTCCGTCTTATTTTCGCTTGTGTGTTCGTCTTCATGTACCTCTATCGGTGCTTTGAAGCCATCCAGAACATCCTTAACGTCAAATCCGAAATCTGCCATATCTAAGCCGTCTATATCATCCATTTCACTTGCAAGCAGGATGCCGTCCCATTCTGCCAGCTCTCCGACTTTGTTATCTGCCAGCCGAAAAGCCTTTATCTGTTCGGGTGTTAAATCATCAGCAATAATACATGGTACTGTTTCCATGCCGAGAGATTTCGCCGCCTTGTATCTGGTGTGACCTGCTACTATTTCGCCTGATGCGCTAATAACAAGAGGTACTTTAAAGCCAAATTCCTTGATGCTGTTCGCTACATACGGAACAGCATTATCATTCTTTCTTGGGTTTTTTCCATAAGGTTTAATATCTGATAACTGCTTTTCTATTATCTGCATAGTTTGCTCCTTCCGCCCACAGGCAATGTGCTGTGTAATACTTGATTCTGATACAGGTATCTGCATATGTGTGTATGTTCATCTTTTCACGAAAGCAAGAACGAAAAGAAACCGACTAAAACTCTCAAAACCGTCTGCTTTAAAAAGTGATTTATCTCTCACGGAAAAGTAATTTCTAAAACTGCAAAAACCGTCTAAAACTATAAAAAGCGATTTCAGGACATGTATATATATATAGATGTCCGAATTTCATTTTTTGATATGCTGACAGCTCATTTTGCTTGATTTTATGCGGTGTTTCAGCGTTTTGATGTACTCGTTTTACCAGTCAACTTTTCGGAAACTGTTAAAAAAGTTGACTCCTTTAAACAAGTTGTTCAGCATAAAAATTGATGGTGTTATCTTGCATAAATATATGTATGATAACCGCTTTCTGTATTCGGTATCTAAAGCAGACACAGTATGAGAGTGTTAGCCTGTTTCTGTTCGTCTTTCGCTTCCTGATAAGATGATAAAATACATAAGCAGGTATCTGCATTAGATTCTCTGTTTCCATGCATCTGCCCTTGCCTGTGCTTCTGCTTTGTTTTCAGCATCTAATGCATAATCAGCCTGCCTCTGCCATGACTTAGCTTGCCGTTTTATGTACTGCTGTCTTTGTTCCTCTGCTTCTGCTCGTTGTGCCTGCTGTAATTCTTTTCTCGTATATACCGGCTCTGCCTTTGTAATGCCTTCGATGTACGCTGTGTGACTGTCTCTGCATCTTGGGTGATATAAACCAGCCTTGATTGCATCGGATAGGAGAGGATACTTTTTGCCAGTAACAGGAGATATGCCTGATTTTGAGCCTTCCCCCCAGACATCATCAATGTAGACTTTGCCTGCAAACTGTGCACACTTACCGCACACACCGCCTATTCCCCTGTCAGAACGCCTATTGACAATCACGGTATAAATTCCCCACTCTTGTCTTTTCGTGCCCTCACCGGTCAGATATGCGCGTTTACAGCCTGTTTTAAGAGCCATTTCGGAATAGTCTTCCAGTGTGTGTTTTGCTCCGTTTTTGTACTGTATGCATTGTAATCCTGCTGTTCGCATATCCTTTGTTGCCATGTCAACAGCCTTTGCATACGTCCCCGAACCTGTGCCGACATAGTTCATCGCATCATAGATAATCTGCCTGTAAACATCATTAGCTTGTCTCAGGATAGCTGTTTCTGCCGTCTTGACATCATCTGTTACAGCTTTAACCAATGCATCTATCTTCCTGTTATTGACAATATAGAAGCCTTTGGAAACAGCAGTATTAGCATCATATCCTTGCTTGATTGCCTGTAATATCCTTGCTTCTTCTGCTGTTTGCCCGTTGTTGTAATATGCTCTTAGTAATGCCTCTATCTTTTTGTTTATTTCAGAAAAATCACGATTAAAACGTGTAGCATTAGTCTGTTGGTAGACAAGTAGAGCATTTAGCTGTTCTACTTGCCATTGTGTCCATGTCATGCCTTGCTTTGTTTCATCAACTACGTGCTTTTTCAAGTTGTTAATCATGGATGCAATGAGTTCGTCTTCGATTCGCTCCATTGCTTTATTGATGTCATAATTCAGATTCAGAGCCATTGTTCCAATACACCTTATATCCGTTTTGCTTATATTTCCGCTTTGCCTTTTTCAGCTTCGTCATGCTCTTATATCGTTCTACCATGAGAGTGAGCCTGTTATCTTTTTCAATGCCGTATATGCCCATTGGTACAATATCACTTGCTACTTTAAGCATCTGCTGTGTCCGTTCCTGCGTCATCTGATATGTCTTGTTCCCTATCGTTACTATCATCTGCATCATCCTTTCCCATGTCATCTATTGCATCCATGCCAGCAAACGGTTCTGTCATTTCAGCTATACCCATTTCTTCTTTGAGCCTTGCCACTTCTGCTTCTTTCCATTCATCGTCTTTGCTGTCACCGTATAATTCATCAACAGCTGCTTCGACAGACATAATTCTTGATATTCTTGCCTTACTGACGGTTTCGATCTGAGATTCGAAAGACGGATTTGCATAATTGCCAAAATCAACAGCAACTTCTGCATCAGTATCTATCTGTAATCCTGCCCATTCTGCATAGCCTTTGAGAGCCGTTTTAATAAGCAGGTTCACATCATCCGTTAATGCGTCAACAATAGCATCGCGGGTGTATAATGTCGCTTTCTCTTTCTCTCTCTGTGCCTCGGCATTATCCAGCTTCTTTGTGTCAATTCCTAACGTAGAAGGTGATATAATGCCTTGCAGAGCCAAATCAAGAGCCGTAATATACGTTGCCATATATGATTCATGCGGAATTTCAGGATTAACGACTTCGATCTTGTTGTTGGCATTTTCACGCATATCTGCGCTGGTTTTGATGTACCTGTTATCAAATGCGTTCGACTGCATGACTTCGCCTGTTTCAGGGTTTCTCGGCAGAATGTTTTCGGGTATGTACTCTTTGGTTCTTCCTGCCCTGAGTGCGTCCATCCACTGTGACCATGCTTCATCTAATGCATCATAAGCATCTGTTTTCTTGTCAAATATAGACTGACCTCTGCCTTTGAATCGGGGAGAAGAGAAGAAGCATACAGGAACAGCAAGCATATACGGATTATCACCGCCAAATGTTACATTCTGTAAATTACGTGTTAATTCGATACCATCGGCAGGAATGTTCTTGCCGTCACGCATTAATTCATATTCTACATATCCGATGCCGTAATGCTCATGCAGAACATAATCTGTGCCTTTGCTGTCTGTCAGAGGCGTTTTAAATACAATCTCTTTTACTCTGCCTCTGTCTGTTACAATGTCAATATCATCTCCGCTGTACCATTCAATGATTGGATACTGAGACAGAACAGAGTCAAAAGAAATCTTGAATGCACCATCACCGATAACAAGGACATCTTTTACAGCCTTTTCGATAACTTTCCGAAATTTGTTGTCATCATCTATCTTGTCCCACAAATCAGATACCATCTTATTAGCAATGTCTGTATGATATTTGCTGATGGTGACATTGGTTAATACATCAACCGTTAAAGCGGGTATACCTGTATGTATCTTCCTGATTTCCATGCCGGCAGTAGAAGACGCTCCCCAGAATGTATTTTTTATTCCTATCTGCGGAAGCTGTCCGTATAACTGCGAAAGTTCGGAAGAATCGCCCCTGTACCAAATCCTGTTTTTGACCGCATTCCCGAAATAATCCAATGCAGGCATGATTGATACAGAAACAGCCATTGGTTCTTTGATGGATAGCCAACTTCTGACACCTTCTTTAATTTTTTCGTTCATCATCTGAAATACTCCCATGTTTATTGTGTCTCCTTGTTTATATCTCCGATTAGCCCGACATAAGGCAGGAATGAATATTGTGAAGCATTTATACTGTGGTCGTTTCTGTCTTCCGGTAAATCCTTTTCTTCCTGCCAGCTATACGTGTTTAGTTCATGGATATGATATGTGCATGTATCTAAAACCAGATAACAGCCTTGTGCTAACCAACCTAACATCAAATTGATTCTGTCAATGATTGGCATTTTCTTGTAGCTACCTACAAAATCATATACAGAGCCGTGTATTCTTGCATATTTATGTGCTTCTGTGATAGTCGCTTGGTCTGCGCTATCAATGTATATGGTTCTTGCGAATCCCCATTCTTTTCTGTTTTTATCTGCGAAAGCTACCATCTTTTTAACGGTGTCTGATGGTGCGATTGGAATTGACAAGTCCCGGTTGTTATATACATTTTCGCTCAGAATTATCAGCCGTCTGTCTTCCGTAATTCCCCCGAAAATCATTGAAATGGTGTCTTCCGATTTCGCGCTATAAGAGGTATCTACCGCACATGTAAACTGCTTAAATTTGATACTGCCATCAGCAATCTGCTTTTTGAGCCATGCTTTTGTGATAACATGCTTTTTCTCGCTGAAATTGGAAAAGACAAGACCTGTTGCTTTGCCTCGTAATCCTTCAATCTTATTCTTGTATAGTTTCGTGCCCACAGGAACATTTGCTTTGATGATTTCCAGTTTTTCCGCTGTCAATGCAGGGTTATCGTCAAAATTGAAAAACCAGTATGTCCAGTTCTTTTTAGCTTCGACAGATAACAGGTCTTGCATGATTTCATCAGGAACGCAATGTGCCCATTTTTTCAGAGGTCTGCAATGATTTATGTATTCATCATATACAGGCAAATTCGGGTCATCAGGATTTAACGTGCCCATGACATAATCACATCGCATTGATGCTTCCCGAACAAAATCCATGTTTGCAGTATTTATTTCGTCAATGTATAAACATCCGTATTGACCACCTAATGCTTTCTGCCATTTTTCCCGTGTGCCATAGCCTAATACATATATAATCTTGTCACCGTCTTTTGCATGTAACAGGATATGAGGCAATTTTTCCTGTGCTCTGCCATGCCCATAGTATTCTGTTAAAACTCCGAAATTGTCTAAAATGCCTAAATCTTTATTAATCAGGTTTTTTTCTGCAATGCCCGTGTCTTTAGCAGAAAGGATATGCTGTGCCTTCGGAGAGTTAGAACATTTCAGGATAAACTTAAACAGTCCGACAGTAGTTTTTCCGCAAGCGGTTGTGCCCTCAAGTACCTCGAATTTCGCCCTGTCATATTTCAGAAAATCCCTGAATTTAGGAGATAGTAATATCTGTGACATATCATTCTCTCCTTATTCATCATCAGATTCCTCGTCATCATCAGATATTATCTGCGCCAGTATGCCGTCCAGCTTTGTCTGTTCGCGTTCCTGTGCTGTGAGTTCTACCTGCTGTTTCCGTTCGTCCGTTTGTCCCAGATAGTTTTTACCCAGAAAAATTGCCATTGGAGCTGATTTTTCCGCTAATTTCCACTGCATTCGTCTCAGCGAAATTTTGCCAATACTCCGCTTTTTCGCATATATCTCCGCAAAACGCATTTTGTACTCACGCTTGCAAAAACGCTCAATGGTATCTATCGAACAAGAGAACCAATCAGCAATTTCTTGCTCTGTGCATTGCAATCCACACAGCTTTTCAAATGTCTGCTTGTCTATCGGTATTCTCGGTCTTGCCATTAGCCATCGTCTCCTTTCTCTGTTATTCTGTATTCATCTAAAAAATCCATTATTGCGTCACCTGTGCTTGTTGCTGTTGCTGATATGCTATCTGTGCCTGCATGTTAGGACACATCTGATGCATTGTACGTTCCTGATACTGTTCGTTCGGCAGTCCATACATCTGCATTAATATGTACTGCTGATACTGATACTGTTTTATTGCTATCTGCATATTTTGTGCCCATGCAGGCGGATTTTGCCAATAGTCTAAAACATTAAATAAGCCTCTATGTATTACCTTGTGGCAGAATGGGCAGAGTGAAATTAAAAAATTGCTATTCAAACACAAATCGGGTCTCTGTTCCAAATGGTAAATATGATGTACTGTCAAATCCTCGCTTGTCAGCACTCCGTATCGCAAACAATTTTGGCAGAGATGATGGTCACGTTCTAAGATTTCGTTTCTTTTTTCTTCCCACAGAGCCGTACCATAAAATTTATTTTTGCATCCTTGCTGTATCCATTGACGCAAATAGATTTGTATATTGTCCTCTGTATATTTTCTTTCTTTCCTGTAAAACGCCATAACCATCATCCCCCTTGCAATTATCCGATTACTCCGTTATGTTTTCGTGCGTCCACCAGAGACATATCAGATTCCAAACCACGGCTCTATCATGCGGTTCGTCGGTCATACCATCCAGATATTTCAATAGGTGTCTTACTGCCGAATCTATATAGCAGTTTTCTGGTATCCCCTGTTCCCAATTTCTCTCGCCATATTTCTTACACCCATCTTGGAAGTGAATCGAAAGCTGTAGAATTGCATAAGGCACAGTCCATCCACGCATAAGGCAAAAATCTTTTATTGCATCTGCGATATAGTCAATGTCGTTTGTCTGCTGATATTGGTATATGTTGTAAATTACGGTGTTGTAATCTAATAATGCTGATACTTGCTCTAATGGCAAAAGGTCACATCTGCCTTTACCATCTGCCATGTCTCTAACTGCGCCTGACGCAAATTCGCGCCTGTTTCCGCTATCTTTAATATCTGCCATATTCAGCCTCTTTCATCATTTGTCGTTCTATTTCCAGTTCTTCCCATGTCAGCTCTGATGGGTTCATACCTAACACATCACACATCAGCATTAACTGTATTGTTTTCGGGATGTGTTTGCCATTGAGGTAGAGTGAAACAGCTGCTGGTGTCACGCCGATAATTTCTGCTAATTTCTGCTGTGTTATGTGCTTTTCTTTTAGCTTCTGTTTTGCCGTTACTGTGAAATATTGTCTTGTCATATCCTTATTCATCCTTTCGCTTTATTGTTTTATTGGTCTGGAAACTGCATGTGCATCAAATCTGATTTCATAGCCATACATGCGCTATCAAACAGGTCTGATGCTGTGTATTCGTCATCTTGTAAAATCACACACATACGCCATATACTTGTCATACGTGGCATGTGCTTGCCGTCACCGCATACCCAGCCTGATACAGTCATTACATTGACGTTTAACAGCTTTGCTAATTTACTCTGTTTCATCTGCTTCCTGACTAACTGCGTTTTGAGCCATTCAGCGAAATTGTAGGTTGCGACTTCATGAAATCTCCGCGTCTTGATTTTCACGTTGTGTCCCCCTTTCTTTATGCTATTTGTGCTATTACATCTGTAATTCTCTATATATAGTATGCCTCTTTTTTTTTGAAATAGTACGCAAATTAGGTCGGTTATCTTTTATATGCTTGCAGGCAGGCAGACAGGCAGTATGCTGTATGATGCTTGATTCTGATACAGGTATCCGCATATGTGTGTATGTTCATCTTTTCACGAAAGCAAGAACGAAAAGAAACCGACTAAAACTCTCATGAACCGTCTGCTTTAAAAAGTGATTTTAGGACATGTATATATATATATAGATGTCCGAATTTCATTTTTTGATATGCTGACAGCTCATTTTGCTTGATTTCATGCGGTGTTTCAGCATTTTGATGTACTCGTTTTACCAGTCAACTTTTCGGAAACTGTTAAAAAAGTTGACTCCTTTAAACAAGTCATACAGCCTAAAATTGATGGTGTTTTCTTGCATAAATATATGTATGATAACTGCTTTCTATATTCGGTTTCTAAATCAGTCGGGGAATGAGAGTGTTAGCCTGTTTCTTTCATCTTTTCGCTGTCCCTGAGAAGATGAAAACGATATTAAAGCAGACACAGCATGAGAGTTTTAGTCGGTTTCTTCCAGCACTTGCTTTCGGAAAAGATGAAAAACATACAAAAACAGGTATCTGTAATAGCATCAGATACCTGTAAATCACTGCCTGTCTGCATTTTTTTTGGCATTTTTGGCATTATCTGCCATAGGACTGAATATGATTTTAAATGCATTTCACGGAGTCTCGTATAGCATGAAAGACTACCGAAATATAGTTTTTTTTGCTGTTTTTTATGTTTTTTTTTGCAAATATGGTGTTTTTTACATTTTTAATCATATATATTCCTATAAGAGCGGAGTCTTTTGAAAAACTCAGGAAACGTCTATATTAACAAAAACAATATGTATTTTTACCCGCAAAATGGTATAATATTATTGATGGTTGATATGTCATATCCAAATCATCCTAATTCCTACCGCGTATTAAGGAGAAAGCAGGTGCTTGAGGCGTCTTGTACCTGCTTTTTTCGTGTTTGTTTTTATAGTAATAATACGACTACATTTTATTTTGTAGCAGTATTACGACTATAAATGCTATTTTGTAGCAGTATTATGACTATAATTTGTTATTTTATAGCAGTATAACGACTATATTTTTGATTTCTTGCAGTAATACTACTATAAAAAGAAAAAGGATACTATAAAAAGAAAAAGGAACAGACATTGTTTGCCTGTCCCTTGAATTTATCATATTATGCTTGTTTTACTTGCCAATATCCTGCTATCTGTGCTATCTGCCCCTCTCTGTAACCGCCTGCCATCCACCATCTGATGTAGCTTTGTATTCTGTTTGTATCTATTCCAGCCTCTTGCAGTCTTGCTATGATATATTCTGCATCTGCTTCTACTTCTGCAATGTCGTGTGTATCCTGCTTGCTCATCAATGCGCTTTCACACTCTGCAATGATTCCATATTGGTATGTTGGAACAAGTTCCTTGTGAATCATGTTATATCTTATAGAGCGAATCCGCATAGACAGTCCAGTCATATCATTTATATCTTTGACATCATCAACGCTTACTGCTTTCTTATTTTTGTCGATAAACTGTACGCTGTAAATAGCTACTAATGCATACAGGATATCATTTGCTGTATAATGTTCATGTCTGTCAATGTTTTTGCAGATTTTACACACTGACGCTTCCATTCCATCTGCAATTTCCTGCAAATCTGCTTTTGTGAAATATCTACCTAAAAACGGTTTATCATATTTTTCGCCTGTCTTGTTTCTATCTTTCTTTGTTTTCGCCTTTCCTGTTTTGGTTTCAACTGTTGTTACGAGACATTTATACAGGTATTTATCAGGATTAAGCAGAATCATATGCTCTGCGCCTGTACGTGTATACTCAGGGAGTGCACTATGCATGTACTTTTCAATATCTGCCTTGTATGCTCTGTTTAATCTGCTGTATTGGTAATCAAGCCTATATCTCCGGCAGTCTGTTTCTGTTGCATCTGCCCATTGTGCGCTGATTGTCTGCCATGATGTCCAGTCTGTATATTTCCCGTTCTGTCTGTATACCGTCCACATAGTTATGTAATCATGCCATTTATCGCCATCCATCTGATTAATTGCAATAGCTGTTTCAGGTGTCGTTAATGTCGCAATGTCTGCATCTGTGTTATATCCTGCTACGGTATCAAGTATCTTTGATGCTGTGCTTCTATCCATCATAGCTATTGTACGATATACGGCATTATACGGTTCATCGGCTGTGATTTCCTTACCATCGGCTGTTATATAGGTTTCTTCCGGTGCTGTCGCTGATAATATGACCGTTTGCATAGCATCTACTGCAGTAATCCTGCTACCGTCTATCATGCATCCTGCAAGTAATGGTTTTGCCATTTTCAGTATTCTGCTTGCTTCTGGATACTTGTTTTTGATTTCTGCTACCTTTGCATTTGCTTTTCCGCTGATTATCGCCTTGACTGCTTTTGTATCCTGCATCAGATTGATAAGGTAATCATGCATATCATCTGCAATAACCATTGTAATCACAGGTGCATCATGTTTTTTCGCACTTGATAACGGGACATCATCCACAGGCACAGCAAATGCATCAGACAGGATATGTTTACCATCAGCAGGTTGTCTGTATATCAGATTGTAGTATTTTGCTACTGCATCTGCATGTAATATGCCAAAATCTACTGTGTTTAAATCATCAATGCCTTTTGCGTCTGTGTGTCCGTGTAATGATATATATATCTTTCTGTATAAGTCGATTTCAAACGCATTTGCTATTTCTTTTCTTACGCTGTATAAATCATCCTCAAACTGACTTATGACTGCCTGTGCGCCTGCTTTAACGTCTACAAGGTTTTTTGGAAGACTGCGAACGTCCGATATAAGAACCTCTGCATTGTCTATGTCAAATCTAAATCTTGCAAAAAACTGTGTCATGCTGTCTATATTTGTTTCGCCATCTAATGCAGTGTAAATAGGAAGAATCTTGCTATCTTTGATGATTGTACCATCTTTTGTCTTTCTGCCGGTAATAGACGTTCCGCACTCAAGGATTGATGTGCAAAGTAAGGCGTCACAACATGGGATAATGCCGTTTATGATGCTTTTGTATGTACTATCCACATAATCCCATACACCATCCTCTGTCTGGTTTCTCTCTTTACTATCTGATGTAATTGCAAGAGCTTTGATACCTGCATCTGCTAACACCTGCTGTAACTGTGCAATTTTTTCTTTGTTCTGAACCATGACAACTGGTGTTTCTTTTTCCGCATTTGCTTTGATTACTCTGTTTGTTATAGCATCGAAAAAATTGATGTCTTTGGTCTTGTGAACAAGGTCAATATGCTTGATATTTGTCTTGATACCTGATGCTGGTGTAAAAAGCAGATATGCGCCATATTGCCAAAAATACAGTATAGATGCTGGTGTTGCTGTCATACATATGACTGTTCCGCCTGCTTCACAAATTCTGTCGCTGACGGCTATTAGTTTTTTAATAGCCTTAGATCGATAGGAACGAGCCGAGAGAATCTGATGAAATTCGTCAATTACCAGAACCGCTCTACGGAGCATTTCGTCAGGATAATATAAAAGCCTATCACAGCAATCGTAAACGGTCGTTATAGCTTTCCCATCGTTTTTATCTATCTGGAAATCGTCTTTTGAATCCCCTGCAATACTGCTTGTGCCGTATAACTTGCCCTGCCAGCTCTGTAGATTAGTCGGGACTGCGATTATGACCTTACGTGGTTGTTCTTCTGCATTTGCATCTTGTATAATAATTCCTGCATTTCTCAGCATTTCAACGGCTGCTTTGATTTCTGGTGTTGTTTCCTGCTTGTCATTATTAGCATCTTTCAGCCTTTGAGCAAGAGCAGTACATACAAGATGTGTTTTACCTGCGCTTGTTGGTGCTTCTACGAGAATCTTTTTCCCTCTCATAGCACATGCATTTACCATTGCATCGACTATTTTTGTATTGTCCGAAAGGTATTTGTCATAAGTATATACCTGTGGTTGTGGCAGTATTGGTCTGCCGATAGCATTTTGCAGGTTGCGTCTTCCTGCTTGTGCTTCTAAGAAATTAATTGTTGCTGTCATATCCGTATCCATTGCCTTTCTGCACATCCATTATGTGCTTGTTCTATTTGTTCTATATATAGTATGCCTCATTTTTTTTAAAATATGCATGATTTTGGTTCGGTCGTGAGGTTATCTTGCATATAATGCCCCTATATATATAGTAGTCTGATTTTTTCGGAATTAAGAAAATTATTTTAAATCAATTATCAAATGCCATTTTGTATAGTCTCATAAAATCATCCAGTGTAATTGTTACTTTCCATTGCTTGTGATTTTTTCGGTGGAAGACTGCCGGTATTTCGTCATCTTTTGCATCGTGCTGTGCCTGTTCCATTGCCTTGTCCAGATTCAATCTTTCTACTCGTTTCGATTCAATATGCACATGTGGTAATCCTGTTACGTCTGCATCACCATTTGCACCACAATACTGCTGTCCGCGTCTTGTGTTGTATCCATAGCTATTGATAATGTGTGATAACTCTAATTCGCCTGTTTTGCCTTTTTGCCTGCTGTTTATCGTCTTTGCCATCATTCATCCTATCCTTTCTGTAATGCCTGTATCAGAGCCTCAGAGCCTCATAGAGCGTCTTTTCTGACATGCCTGATGCAATTAACGCCCTTATCTCATAAGCTGTTATATTGTCCGCTGTGCGCCTGTAAAGCGTTTGTAAGCTGATTCCCATTCGCATCAATAGTCGTTTTCGCTCATTTGGTTTTAAATGTTTATAATAGTCTTTAACAGCGTCTATCATGCATGTATCACTCCTTTCTGCATGAGTTTCTTCCTATTTAAAGAGGTTTTCTTACATATAGTATGCCTCATTTATTTTGAAATATGTCGCATATCTGACATGCCTGTTTTTGCCATAAATCACATGCTTGCTTCCGTCCACAAATGAGCAAATATGCATGATTACCGCATACTGTTTATGTAATTAATCAAACGGAAGGATAGGAGAAGCGGATATGGGAAAGGTCGAAAAATTGCCTGATGGAACATATAAAACAAGAGTGTATGTAGGCAGAGATATATATGGCAAAATCATCCACAAGACAATTCGTGCGCCAACTAAGCGGGAATTAGACAAGATAGCATCATCGCTGAGAGCAGAATTTGCCAAAATGCCGGGGGAAAGAAGATTAGGAGAAGCTATACATGCATTTGTCGAAAGCCGTTCTGATGCATCTCTTTTTTCCCCGACTACTTACAGCGGATACGCCTCTAATCTCAGAACATTACAAAACTATGTATCAGATTACATGATGCGTGATATGTGGGCATTGACATCTGACGAAATAGAGGATATGTTTCGGAAGCTGTCCGCATGTGGTCTGTCTGCCAAAACATTAAAAAACATCAGAGGCTTAATATCTGGTGCTTACAAAATGGCTGGTGGCACAATGCCTGATTTAACAGATACGACAAGACGTATGATGCGCCCACAAAAACAGCAGACAATATCTGTATCTGATGCTGATGATGATGATTTGTATGACGGGAAGTATTTTCCGACTATGCAGGACATACAAGGTGTGATAATGTACGCAAAAGAACATCGTCCAGATTTGGTTATTCCGATTTGTTTAGCTTCTTTTTGTGGTCTGAGAAGAAGCGAAATATGCAGTTTAAGAATAAAGGATTTTGACAGAGAAAACGGAACTGTCACTATCAGTCGTGCTATGGTCAAGGACAGCAAGGGACAGTATGTATACAAGAGCACAAAAACAGCAGGAAGTATGCGTGTTGTGCCTGTGCCGTCTATCCTGCTTGACATGATATTTGATGCTGGTACAATATATGATAAAACACCAAAATCATTATCAGATGCGTGGGAACATATCGTATCTGGTGCTGTGCGTGAACAATTAGCAAAAGGTATCTTTACTTTTCATGCTCTGCGTCATTTTGCATGTTCATGGTGGCTATCATCGCTAAATCTTGATATATCATACTGTATGCAAATAGGCGGTTGGACATCACAAAAAACAGTATTAACCATATATGCATATGTGCTATCCGAATCAAGAGCAAATGCCCATGCAAACATTGATAAAAAAGGAAATGCAATGCTTGCGAATGCTTTGTCATAATATCGGGATATGAGAGTGTAAGACGGTTCTTTCAACATTTCGCTGTTCCTGAGAGATGATGTTATAAATTGTGCATTTTGTCATTTGAACATGCACATGAAATGCATAAAAATCAAAATGTTGCAGGAAATGTTGCAGAGTGCTAAAATTGCTGATACCTAAAGGAAATTTCCGCATGGCGCATGGGTTCGAATCCCATCCTCTGCGGTAGAAAGGGTTCCGGAAGGGGCCCTTTTTCGTTTTCTGTGACAGAAGAAGGGGCGTGACAATGATACTCTATTCGC